CATGCCCATGAATCCGGCGGCCTGCTGGGCGGTGAGTCCCATCTCCTTGAACTGCGCGGCGTTCTGCGAGAGGTCGTTCGCCAGCGTGTCCATGGAGATTCCGGTCGCCTGCCCGGTGGCGTTGAGCGCGTCGAGGAGGTCGCCCGCGTCGTCCGTGGACTGCCCGAAGGCGTTCAGGACGGAGGAGACGTTGTCGACGGAGGTGGATACGTCCGTGTCGTTGAGCTGCGCGAACTTGATGAACTTTCCGGACAGGTCCTCGAGCGCCTGCCCGGTGAGCCCGAACCTCGTGTTGACTTCGCCGACGGCGGCGCCCGCGGTCTCGAAGTCCGTCGGGATCCGGGTCGCGAGGTTCTTGACGCTCTGCTGCATGTCCTCGAGCGCCTGACCGGACGCGCCGGTTTTCTGCGTCACGATGTCGAGTCCGGAATCCACCTCGCCGAACGCGGCAAGGGAGGCCGCGCCGATCGCTGTGATGGGCGCGGTCACGCCCTTGGAGAGGGATTCTCCGACTCCGCTGATCTTGCCGCCGACCTCCTGCATCGTGGAGCCGGTCTCCTTCAGGGTTGCGGAGATGAAGGAGTCGGTGTCCTTTGCTTCCTTTTCGAGGTTCTTGAGTTCCTGCTCGGTGGCGATGATCTCGCGCTGCCATGCGTCGTACTGCTCCTGTGTGACGCTGCCGCTTTTGAGGCCCTCGTCCATCTGGTCCTGCACGGACTTGAGCTGTGTGAGCTTGTCCTTGGTCTCCGCCACCGCCTGTGAGAGGAGTTTCTGCTTCTGGGCGATGAGCTCGGAGTTGGTCGGGTCGAGCTTGAGGAGCTTGTTCACGTCCTTGAGCTGCGACTGGGTGCTTCGGATTTCCTTGTTGACGCCGGACAGCGCCTTCGAGAGGCCGGTCGTATCGCCGCCGATCTCGACTGTGATGCCTTTGATTCTGTCAGCCATACGTAGCCTCCTTCCTTAGAATCTGTCCATCATTTCCTGTGTCGCGATTTCCGGGTAGTCCCAGTCGTCGTTGCTCATCTCCGCGTACATGTCGTTGACGGTGCCGATCGTCAGGAGGTCGAGCTCGGAGATGGAAAGCCCGATCTGCACGCAGCGGAGCAGGAAGAGCGGGGTCGTCATTTCCCGTTCTGTCGCATGCTGTTTTTTTTAACGGCCACCTCCTGCTCCGTGTTGAGCCCCCACAGCTCGATGATCTGCGGCAGGATCTCGTAGATCGAGAACGTGCCGAACTCGTCCAGCCATTCCTCCGGAGTGTCCGGAACGGTCTTGTCCGCGTGCTTCGCCATGAGCCACGCGATGTTCTCGAACAGCTCGAGGCTGAACGTGTCAAGGCTGGAGTTTTCGGCGTCGCTTTCGTCGATGCCTTTCTGCAGCTCGCTCAGGTCGCGGTAGATGTCCCTGTGGAACTTGTTCCGGTAGAGCCTCGGGATCGCGGCGGACGCGCGGAACGTCACCTGCCTGCCGTCAACTTCTATTGTCTTTGTCACTGCCATGTGTTCTCACCTCACTCGCTCGTGCCGCTCGTGGACGAGGAACCCGTGGATGAGGATGCCGCGGTCGACGACGGCTCGTAGACCTTGTCGTACCATGCGTCGTACACGGCGTCGGTGGTGTTCGTGCCGGTCTTGACCTTCACGAGCCCGGACGGGAGCGGGGACACGGTGAGGGAAAGGGTCTCCGTTTGCACGTCCGTGGAGTCCTCTTTCGTGGAGCCGGACACGGACGGGCGGGTCGCCGAGCAGTAGTACATGCAGTGGCGGATCTTCCGCTGGTCGCCGGAGAACTCGAAGAGGAGAGCGAAATGCTCCGGCTCCACGTCCTTGTTCTCGGCGATGACGCCGTTGGCGTCCTCCGTCTCGTGCATCACGTCCGTGAGGAAGCTCTCCGGGATGAGGGCGAGCTCGAAGTCGCCGGAATACCCGTTGTTGTTCGAGACCATGTAGTACACGGAGTCGTCCGCGTAGAACGGGTCGTTGTCGCCCTCCGCGTCAAGGGAGAGCGATACCGCGCCGGGCATGGCGACGGGCGTGCCAAACGTGGCCGTGCCGTCCTCGGCGAGCGTCGCGATCGCGTAATGGCAGTTCTTGAGGCCGAACTTGACCTTGTTTCTCTTGTTAGCCATATCTGTTAACCTCCTATGATCTGTGTCTGGTACAGGACCTCGTACATCCGCTCATCCGCGATCCACACCTCCGATTTCTCGAAGGGGAGCTCGTGCGCGGCGAGGATGTCCTCGACCACGGTTTCCGTCTCGGGGTCCTTCCTGTCCGTGTAGAGCTCGATGTTGAGCTCGTCGATCTTCTGGAAGACCGCATCGTCAGCGAACAGGTTGTCGCTTCCCGGGAACAGGAAGCAGATGAAGGGCGGGTCCGGGGACTCGCCTTCGGCGAAGTGGTCGTAGGCGACGGGAAGCACGGTCTCCTCGATCATCGCTTTCGTTTCCTCGAATGTCATGGGATGTCATCCTTTCAGCTTGCTTTCGATGGTCTCGGCGAGCTTCTCGCTGCCGCGCTGCTCGGCGTTTGCGATGTGCGGCCGTGCGGCGACCCTTCCGCCGCCTCGCTTGGCGTGCCCGTGTTCGAGCAGGTGGGCGATCTGGTAGCGGTTCCTCGAGTGCACGACGAGGTCGATGGATTCGGAGTCCTCGTGGACGTTCTTCACGGACCATGATTTCTTGTATTTCCCCGTGTCCACCGGGGCGTTGTCCTGGATGTCCTTGCGGATGGATTTCGCCGTTTCCTTCACGGCGTCCTTCAGGTCGTCCGCCGCGATGCCCGCGTATTTCCCGAGCTCCGCCATGATGGCGGAGTCCATGTCGTCGATCGATGTGTTTCTGCTCATGTGTCCTTCTCCAGCCTGCAGTTGAATTTGATCGAGTTGCGTTTGTATCCCATCGGGTTCACGTAGGTGATGTTGTAGGTCTTGCCCTCGGCGAGGATCCGGTATTTCGTGGATTCGACCACGGCGAGCTCGGAGCACCAGCGGCAGGTGAAGTCGAGGGACTCCTCGGGGCTGATGATCTCGTCGGTCGACTCGGAGCCGCTCTGCGTGCCGATGGTGGCGTGGCATGTGAAGTAGTCCGTCCATTTGGCGGTGTGGTTTCCGTATTTGTCGACCGTGACCGTGTTCTTCTGGAAGGTCACGGGGACGCGGAGGGCGGCGATGTTCATCAGAAGTCCTCCTTCCTGACGCCGAAGAGCAGCGCGCGGAGCGTGAGGTTCAGCTGGCTGTGGTTCGCCTCCTCGCGGTGCTCGTAGAGATACGCCACGGTGTAGAGGATGGCGATGCGCATGCGGATGAGGATTTTCTCCTCGCCTGACTCCCACTCCTCGTCGGGGAAACGGGCGATGTCCTGCACGATGCCTGTTGCGGATGCGATGAGATGTGTGATCAGCTCGTCCTCGTCGGAGGAACTGACCCTGAGATAGGTTTTCGCTTCGTCAAGCGTCACTTCCATAAGGCACCTCCATAAAAAAGACGGACACCTCCGGGAGAACCGGAGATGCCCGTGTGATGGTCAGCACGCGGATCAGGCGGATGCCTTGACGGAAAGGCCGCGCACGGCCTCCGGCAGGATGAGCTTGCCGTCGACCCTTTCGGAGGCGAGGAAGCCGATCTGCCCGTTAGCCGCGTACAGCTCGGACAGGCGCTTGAAGGAGCGTCCCTGGCGGTCGGCGATCCAGTAGTAGGAGAAGTCGCCGAACAGGATCGGCACGTTCCCGGCCGCCAGTTCCGGCGCGTAGATGCTCGTCCTGTACGGGCGGTTGAGGATGGTGTCCGGCTGGCCTGCGACCACGCTCGGCTGCCAGATGTAGTTTCCGTTGCCGTCCTTGATCTTGCGCAGCGCCTTGACGGTGGAGTCGTTCAGGATCCACACCGCGCGGTTGCGGTACACGCTTCTCAGGGAGTGGAACACGTCCATGATCTGGTCGAAGGTGAGGTTCGTGTTCGCGATCTCCGTGGTCGCGCCATCGGTCGCCTTGACCTTGGTGAAGACGCCCTCCGGCTTCTTCTGGCCGTCGCCGACGAGGAACGCCTCCTCCTCGGCGGCACCGATTCGGCGTGCGAACTCGGTGGAGATGTAGCTCTCGAGGTCGAAGACGGAGTCGTTCATCAGCTCCTCGGACACCTTGATGGCTGTGCCGAGCTTGTACGCGGAGAGCGTGATCTGGTCGAAGGTCTCGTCGGATTCCGGGTACAGGCCGTTCTCCTCCATCCAGCTCGCCGTCCCGTGGGATGCGACGATCGGGATGGTGTGCGTGCCGCTGTCGGTCTGGATGACGTGGGCGATGGAGCGGAAGAAGTTCTCGTCGGTCAGCGCCTGCACGAGCTGCCTCTCGTATTCGTCCGGGACGAGGTAGCCGCCGTTCGCGTCGGTCCCGGCCTCGAGGACGTTCTTGACGTCGTACCAGTTGCGCTTGCGGATGCTGTCCCAGAACGCGGTCTTGTACGCCTTGGACGCGATGCCCGGCTTGTCGTCCGGCTCGTCCTTTGCTCCCGGTTTCCCGGTGAGCGGCGCGGAGGTCGGCTGGGAGAGCATCCTGTCGATCTGCTCCTGGCGCTGCAGGCGTTCGATGTCGTGCGTGAGGTCGGTGACCTCCTTTTCCATCCTGTCATAGGTGGCGGCGTCCTCCGCGGACACGTTGCCGCCGCCCGTGGAGTGGGTGTCGAGGAAGTTCTTCGCGGCGTCCCACGCCTTGGCTCTTTTTTCCATAAGGTCCATGATCTTGGTCATTTCGGATTCCTCCGTTTCGTTTCAGTGGCTGAGAAGCGACAGGCGCTTCTGTAGGTCTGCGGCCTTGATGGCCGGTTTCGTGTCTTTCTGCGCGGGTGCGCGCTTCGGGATGAGCTTGGAAAGAAGCGAGTCGGTGACGGCCTTCCGTGAGAAGAGCATCCCGATCTCCGTGTCGTCCTCCTCGGCTGGCCCGGTGCCGTCCGAGAAGAGGATCTCGTCCGCGAATCCGAGCTTCTTCGCTTCCCTGGCGTTCATCCAGGTCTCGGCGTCCATGAG